GCAAGTCGCAGGTTACACGGGTAACATACTCAATGCCCTCGTCGGTAACGATGTCGGGGTACTTGCTTTTGTTCATTACAGGGTGTTTGGTGGGGTCGAACTCCTGTACCAAACCGAAACGTCCCCGCCACAAAGGAACGGAGATTGTCTTTTCTTTCAGGGCGGCGATGATCTGCGCCGCTGTCCCGCCTGAATTCAGGATTTCTTCGATTGTCATATTCGTGTCATTTTTGAGGATTATTACCTGTGTATCATTTTCGAGAGCCTTTCGAGGTCTATCCGCTTGCGGGTGTTGATTGGATAGAACGTGTTGGCAAGAGCGTCGAACTTGTCAGGGCTTCGTCCCAGCCGTTCCTTGATGTCCTCCTTTGGCTCGATGTAGATGCGCCCGTCAGAACGGAACCCCCAGCGTATCTCCGTGGCTTCCTCGTCAAACTGTGCATCAGGCGGAAGCATTGCCCCCGTGTCATTGGCGGGGTTCAGCCAATCACGGATAGCCCAAAACAGGTATGCCCGCATATTGAGGAACTGATACTGTCCTGTGATGTCGGACAATGGCTTGCCGTTGGTTGATTTCGCCGCCTCGCTGTACTTGCAGCTGATGATGTATTCCTCCCTGTCAAGTTCGAGCAGGCGGCTGTATGTTCCCGCTCCCTCGCCGATGGTGTCGATGCTGACGTACATATCAATCTGCCTGCGGCGGAGGGCGTATATCTGTCCAGCGACTTGCATGTGGTCTGCCTTGCCGCCTGAATTGTGTGCGACAAACGGAGCGACCCACACGCCTTTGCGCTCGCAGAAAACGCTTGAATCCCGTCCCATACCCGCTATATCGACACCAAGAACACGGGTGTCGCTGCCGAGAGGTTCCTTGCCGTTTGCCAACAGCCAACGCTCGTGTGCCAGCTCCAGCCATTGTTCGGGGATAAGCACATCGTCGCCTGCCTTTGGAAACTTGCCGAGAACCTTTTTGCGGAACAGGTCTTCGGGGCGATACCATTGTCCCTCAAACTTGAAGTCGTCCATTTCTGGCAGCACTTCCTCCGCCGTTATCGGGGTACACCAGTTTTCGAGTTTGTCTTTTACCCATTCGTAGTCCACCTGTCCCGCAATCACGATTTTCTTCTGAATGACATTCGGGGCTGTCAGGCTGTTAAGGCTGTATTTCGCCCACCTGTCGCCTTTCTGCGAGCGGGCGGCATAGCCAACAGGAGTATTGGGGTTGAACACGAGCAGAATGCGGCTGTCGCCTTGCAGGTTTCCCTCAATAGCCCCAAAGGTGTCATCGCCGATACCTGTTGCCTCCGTCACGACGAACATCGTATGGACGGCATGAAATCCTGACCAAGCCTCGTGATTGTTCTCGTCAGCCTTGAAACCTGTCAAGAACCATTCTTCGTTGTCAGTGCGGATGTCATAAGTGTTCAAACGCCCTGGCAATACAATCCCTCTCGCTTTCGCACGGTTGAACAGGCGGCTGATTTCAGGCATCATAATGTTCTTTACCTGTCGGTCTGTTGGGGCTGTTAGGGCTACTTTCGTGTTCTCCACAAGTTCAACCTCGCCACGCTCGTTACGCCTCCAACGGGGAGTGAGGTACAGGAATGATAAAGCGGCACAGGCGGCGACGAAGTCTTTCCCTCGTGCCGTACCCGAAGCGACAGAGGTACGCCTGTTCAGTTGTACGCTCCGCAGTATTTCCTGCTGTTCGGGATCGATGTTCACGCCGAGAGCTTCTTTAACGAATAGCCTCCAGTCTGCTCTCCAAGCGTTTACCCTCTCCAGCCCGACAGCCCGTAATTTACCTTTGTTCTTCTTTGCCATAGTTATTTTATCAAGATTTCCCGTATTTCAGGTCTTCCGTCAAAAGTGGTTACATTGTCCGTCTGTGATGTTTCAACGCCACAATCGGGCTAAAAAGCGGCTATTCTCCAGCCTGTTGTTCTGCCTCGTCCAACATACCACTCTCGATTAGGAATGAAGCGAATGAAACGCCGCCAGTGACATCTTTCTTTTCGGGGGCGTACAATCCGAGGAGTTTTCGCCGTTCTGCAAGCTGCTGTCGTATCTCTGCAATGTATTGGGGGTTGCCCAGCCCGATAACCGTTGCAGTGCGTTCCTCGATGCTGTAAGTCTTGACAGAGTTTGCGCCTGTTTTATTGTCACGCTGCGGTGCGCCCTTGCGTGTGTTGGTGGTCTTGTTGTAGTCCTCTTTTGATTTCTCCCACTGCCCCCATAACTCCCTTACCGTGTCATCTATTCGCTCCAGCTCCAGTTGCAGAGCGTCATCCATATCCTCGATGCGGTTCTCTCTCCACTCCTCCAAAAGTGCTTGAATGTCCCTCTGTACTGTGCCCAGCGCATAGCTTTCAAGGTTCAACCGTTTCAAGACTTCCTCACGGATTTGTCGGACGGAGTAACCACGCTTGTAGAGTTTCGCCACGATTTCCATTCGGGCGAGCTTTATTTGGTTTCGTTTTTTCTGTTGTGCCGCACTCATCATTACAGATTTTTAGTCAGTTCAACAAATTGCAGATAGAAGTCGGGGTTGCAGCTTGACAGCTCTATGTAGGTCTTCCCGAACTCTGGAAAAGTGTGTACGGCGAAATGGCTCTCCGTGAGCAGCCACAATGCCGTGTACCCCTGTGGGCTGAAATGGTGGTCTGTAAAGCACAGGATATTGAACCCCGATTGTTTCAGGAGGTCATCAAACTGCTCCCGTATCTTCTGTGGGTTCGTTTCCGCTATCCACTCTGAATAGTTCCAAATCTTCGCTTGCATACTCAATCTTTTTGAATTGTTTTTTGATTTCTTTCGTGCCGCCTTTGTAGAACACGAGGATGTTCTGGTGCATTTTTGCCACCTTGCGGCTCTCCATATATCGGCTTGCCCTCAATGTCGTACTTGCGCTCGTTTCAACGAGGATGATTTCATTGTAGAGAGGCATTCCCGCCTCCTTGAAAATACGCTTGATATCGCCGCAGAAGTCGTAATAAAAGCCTGTTTTCTTGTCACGGACATCCCCAACGACGATAACTGCAAATCGGTTTTCTTTCAAACAGGTAACCGCCGCCTTGAAAGCGTTGTCAAGTATCTTGATGAAGTCCTCATAGCTTCCCTGATTGCTTGCGTCGTTTTCGAGGTCGCTGTATTTTTCGAGGTCGAAGTACGGGGGACAACTGAACAGGAGGTCTTGGCTATCTGCTTCAATGTGTTGTGCCACGTTCTGTCCGTCATCGTTGATATATCGTGCTGTCATACCCTCCACACGCTCGTTGTTGAGTTGTGCCTGTTCGGGTCGTAATTCAATGCCGATGAACTCGTTTCCAAGGTGTGCCGATACATATCCGAATACGCTATCTCCTGCGAAGCAGTCAAATGTCTTGCAGTTCTCCTGCCCGAACCAGCGGCACACGATTTCAGCCATAACAGGGTCGAGGAGCGACACCCCTGCGGACAGGACTTTGTTAGCCTCGTGTTCTTTGACATGGTCTGGAACGTACTTGTCGAGGTATTCCTTGAATGTGATACCGAGTTCTTCACGGTGTTGTCGTGTGCGCTGATACAAGTCCTTGTACTTGATTTCTGGGCTTGTTATGAGGGTGTCGTTTCGGCTCTCGCCCATATCCCCGATAAGCTCACGCCATTTCTTCTTTCTGTCCTGCCAGTAGCCTTTGCGGGTGTCAAGGATAGAGAAAGGGGGAACGACAAAACGGTCATTCAAGGAGGCGTTGGCTGGCTCGCTGTTCGTTCCTCCGCTTTCGTTGCCTTTGTCCCATTCGTTGTTTTGCCATACATCAAGCCCCCAATCGTCGAGGTCTTCTGCCTCCCACTCGTTGGCAAGCATATCCATATCCCATTCTCCGAAGCCGACATTATCCTTGATGATAAACTCCCGCTGCTCGTCCTCTGTAAGCTCGGTCGCCTTGATGATATGGGCGGTCGGCTTGTCTTTCCAGCGCAACCAGTATTCTACGAGATTATCCTGCTCCGCTGTTGTTTTCTTCTGGAAATCCCTTGAATCGGACAGGCGTGATTTGATTTCTCCCTCGTCCATTTCGGAAATTGCTGTCAGCGCACGGAAGCGCATATTACCGCCGAGAGCTACAAAGGTGCTGTCTATCACAATCGGTCGAAGCTCTAACATCTTCGGGAGGACGAGGATCGATGTCACGAGTTTCTCAAACTTCGTGTCATCAATACGTCTTGGGTTGGCGTTGTTTACCTGTATCTGTGACAGGTTTACGATTTCTGTTTTCATTTTTCCCACGCTTTATCTTGTTGATATTCTCCGAACAGCCCCCAGCGGCACATTGAGGCATAAATAGGTTTGTCAAGCCCGAACTGCTTGCGAAGTTCCGCTGGGTTTATGTTCTTCTTGCCCTCGTAGATAATCCTGTCTGCTGCGTCACACACCGAAATTTCCACTTCTTGTTTTCCTATGCAGCAAGCAAGGGACACAAACACGTCGCACCTGAATTTTTCCGCATATTCTTTTGCCAGCTTTCTGGCGTACAGGTTCAGCGACAGGTCGGCTTTGCTTGCGTCCTTAGTCCACGGAGAGCCACCGCCAATACGACAGGCACCACCGTAGAAGTCCACCACGAGCTTGCGTCCTGTTGTTCCGCAGTCTGCGATACTACTGTGCTGTATGTACCGTCCTGTGCCGTTGATGATGATTACACAGTCCTTGCTCACATCAGATATGGTTCGCACATACCTTTCGACCTGTTCTTTGTCTTGGTCGTACATAAGAGGGATTGCCACGATGATTTTCTTGACCTTGTCGTTGTCCGTGATGACTTGTGCCTTGATGTCAAGCCCTCCAAGCCTACTCTCGAACAGTTTCTTGCAGATACGCTTGGCAAGGGTGTGTTCGTATGGCATTCCTGCCGTGTCATCGTTCGCCGAACAATAACCGAAGAAAATACCTTGGTCGCCCCAGCCGTGAAGCCCCTGTGCGATGTCTGTGGATTGTTGGCTGATGTAGATGTTCACGCCGATGATGTCTGCACAAACGGTGTTCTCGAATCCCCACTTTTCTGCGTATTCACGGGTGTAGCCGATTTCCTCCACCGCAGCACGGACAAATTCCACTATCTGCTGCCTTTTGAAGCTGCACTTGCTTGTTACCTCGCCTCCGAGCGTTACTTCGTTGTCCTTGATTTGTACCTCGACAGCGTAACGGGTGTCGGGGTCTCGCTCTATGTAGCGGTCTAACAGATATTGCGAAATGTAGTCCGCAACCTTGTCAGGGTGTCCGAGCGATACATACTCTGAAAATTTAATCATTGCCGTATTGATTGATAGGATTAATAATGTTGCAAAATTAGTCAAAAACGATTATAAAATAATCACTTTTGGATTGAAAAAAGGGGGATTATGGGTTGAAATCACCAGAAATAGCCGCTTTTATGAGATTTAGCGTTGCCGTCTTGTACAGGTCATCAGGCGTTACACGAAACACTCTCCAGCCCATAAGGGTGGCAGTATTGTACTTTTCAATATCTCCGAGAAAGCCCTGTGGACGGATATGTCTGCCGCCAGTCCACACGCCGCCCTCAACCTCAATGGCTATCTTATGCTCTGGTATGGCATAGTCGAAACGCCACATACGTTTTGGATGAAACCTGTGTTCTTTGACGCACTCCACGCTTAGGTCTGTCTTGCAGATGATTGTAAATACGTCCCTTATTTTTTGCTGATTCGCCGTCTGTCGGCTTTTCTTCTTTGATTGGTATGTTTGCTTATTCATAGAATTATCGTTTGAAATACGGGCTGATTTAGGCTTTGACAATAGAACGGGGATTGCTCCCCGTCCCATATAACCTGCCAGCCGATGATGTTAAAACGGCAGATCGTCATCGTCTGCAAATGCCTCTTGCCCGATTGTCGTGCCGACGTTTATTGACTGCTGTTTCCGTTCAATGGCGTGCATACCTCCGAGGATAGGAATGTTCCGCTGCTCCTCTTCCGTCATTGCCTCCCGCTGCTCTCTCGGTATTTCTGGTTTGATACAGTGGGTGTCGCTGTACTTCGGCTCTTGCATTTCAATCGCCGTGAGGTTCAGATAGCAGCCTTTCTCGCCGAGAAACATTCCGTCGCATTCATCAACGGGGATAATCAAACAGCGTTTTGTACTTGTCTTGCCTTGCAAGTTCCTTAAAAATGCCCCTTTGAGTTTGAGGCAGTCGATTTTGATACCAAAGTTGCTCATTGTCGTAAAAATTAGATAATTAAAATGTTCGTTCAAATTATTTGCGTTCAGCCTGTCAATGGGGCTTTTTTCTTCTCTGTGGGTTTGACCTAATACGGTGCCAATATATCCTTTTGCTGTACTGCTTCGGCTTCATCCGTTCCCTGTATGGAGGGTATGGTGTACGTTGAACAGGTGTCGGGAAACACTCGAAAATGTCGATGTTGTACAGTCGGATTTGCTTTACAGCCTGTTCCAACTCCTCCAACACGAAGCACTCCGTAGCTGAATACTTTATCATTTCGATAGCCTGTTCGATTTTATACAAAATCTCGTCGAGCTGATGATGTTTCAGGAAATTCTCCCTGTCTGATACGCTTTCATTTGTTTTCTCTTTATCTGTTATTTAATTGGTTTATATGTTGTTAGAACGGGCAATCATCTTCGGGGAGGTCATCGAAATTTAAAACCGCCTCCGCTTCCGCTTCTTCTGCCCGTCTTTTAGAATCTTCTGTCAAATGGTTGGTATTATCCCATACAGGTTCAATGCCGTTTGTGTAGGGGCTGTAACGCCCGTTGTTCAAGTTGTATTTGAATAGTGCCGTGCCGCACTCTCCGAGGTGTCGGAACTTGACCTTTTGCACGTGTACCTCAGTAAAATCTTCAATGCGGTTACGGTTTACGACGATACCGAAGTCCGCTTTGTTGTAAAAGTTAGCCGATCCGCTGATGTCATACAGGGTCGGAGCTTCAACCACCCCGTCTTTGTTCTTTGACAGCTTCGTGGGGTGTGCCATAAGGATAACCAGCAGGTCATTCTGCTGTGCGAAGTTTGTCATACGGTCGAGCTGGTGGCTAATGTATTCCGTACCGTTCCTGCCTCCGCTTTCGTCTTCAAGTCGGTTGTACGGGTCTATAACGAGAGCTTTAATTCCTTTGCGCCTCACGAGCGACTTCGCTTTTTCGAGTATTGTGTCAAGCCTAAAATCATCTTTCGGGCTGATGAAGAAAAAGTCCTGTTCGAGGTGTTCTTTCACCTGCTTGTATTCTCCATATCCGAGGTACTGCTTGCTGAACTTCTTGCCCGTGAACTTCTCAATCAGTTTCGAAGCGTGGTAGGCGAGAGGTGCGTTCTCTGGGCTGAAATAAGCGAACCTCCAGCCGTAGCGCATATTCAGCCTTTCCGCTATCTCGTCGATGAACTCCGATTTACCACTGCCTGGAATACCTGTCACGACACAGAGGCGTTTGGTTTCAAATGAACACAGGCGGTCAAAACAATCATGCCCGATTGTCACGCCCTTTTGCAGCCCGTTTTCAAATATGGCATCAAGGGATTGCTCGAAGTCTGAAACCGTGAACACGCCCTCTATTTTCGTCTCTGGAGCGTCTGCGATACACTTCAATAGGCTGTCACGTCCGAACTTCTGCAGGTGTTCGTTTGCATCTTTGCAGCCCTCGCCATACTCCAGCACACGGCAACGTTCCGCCCCGAAGCGGCGCATGAGTTCGTCCCGTAGTTCCACGCCCCTTGTATCGGTATCTGAGGCGATGTAGATAACGTCTTTATCCTCGAAATAGTCCTCGATGTAATCGTCAAGGTAGGTGAGGTTGGCGTTAGCCCCGTTCGGAACGCTGATAACATCCTTGCGCCCGCACTCAATAAAAGAGAGAGCGTCCATTTCCCCCTCTGTAATGATACACTCCTTACAGCCTTTGATAGCGTCAATGTTGTACGGCAGGAGTTCTGCTCCGGTGCAGAGCTTGAAACATTTGTCGCCCGTGCGGTATTTCGTGTTCACGAGCTGCCCGTTCTTGAAGTAGTTGAACTGGATTGTGTTCGCCTGTCCCTGCTTCTGAGGCATATACTCCATACCCTCCGTCACACGCATTTCCGTCAGCGTCCGTTCACTTATCCCTCGTCCATTGAACCAAGCGAGAGCCCTTGCGCTCAATGTTGGGTTACCCGTGTGTGTCGGCTTTTTGTATGTCTGTTTCTGGCGGCGCAGTGGAGTGGGGTTGTACCACGGTTGTTGTTCCATCCATTTTTTCTTGTCATCATCTGTCGCTTCTGCAGCGCAACCGCTGAACCCGCAGTAGTGACAATTGAACATTCCCGTAGATAGGTCGCAGCTAAGGCTCTTGTCCCGCTTGTCGTGTCGTTGGTCTCGGCATTGCGGGCAGTGTACTTTCACGTTTCCCGAAGTGCGACCGTAGGGAATCTCAATGCCGTATTTTCTCCAATCCAACCGTGTCATAATATCGTCCATTGTTTGGTTGAGTTGTTCCAGCAGTATTTCTCACTTGGGCGGGGCGGTGCGTCATTTGGGATTGTAGCCTTTCCTGTGCCGTATGTGCGCCGCCCGTTGTTATCGATGTACTCGCCAACGCCAAGCTGCGGGTTCGCCTGTTGTACGGCTTTTTTCGCCCCTCTATGGTTATTGTAGTTGCCCTCCATAACCTTAACCCAATTTTTCGGGTTCTCGAACACCCAGTCGAAAGTCGCCGTCCAGCCGTTGTTGTTCCTGCCGCAGAGGAAGTCGGAAGCGACAATCCCGTCAAACAGGGCTTCAATAGTCGGCATCCAAGCCTCCTGCCTGCCGAACTCATGCAGGCGGGCTTTGATTTTCTGCTTGCGGCTCTCGGATAGTTTTTGTACTTTTGGCAGAAACGCCCCGCAGATAAAATTCCATTTGTCGGCAATATCCTGATAAGGATATATTATCTTTCCTATACTCTCCTTTTCTTTCCTCTCCTCTCCTTTGGCTGGTTTTCTCGTAGAAAATTCCTCTTTGTGGGCTTTTTCTTCATTTAATTGTTCCTCTTTTGTGTATTTCACGAAGCAAACAGCCTCTCCTGACCGACTTAAATCACTAAGACGTGGTTTTTCGGGCAGGTTCGTATGACGTGTCCTGTAAACCTCCGTAAGGTTCTTCACGAAATTGTCTATCCAAATGACACGGGCTTCCGCCCATAGTTGCCCGTCAATCTTGCCCAGCTCTATCAGGACATCTATTATCTCCTCCGCCCGCTTTTCCTCGACACGTGTCTTGGCGAGCAGGAACGCCCAGTTTGCGCAGATGGCGCAGTCGTAGTAATGCCCTTCTGCACTGCCGAGGATTTCAAGGAGTTTGAACCAAAAGGCATAACCGTCATTCCCGAAGCGGTTTTCAAGGATATAGATTGTGCGCCCGTCCTTGCAGTAGTGTGGAAAATAATCCACTGTTTGTTTTCTTGGTCGTGCCATAGCCCTATGATGTTACATTGTTGCGATAATTGATTTCCTTAGCTTCTCGTTGCGGGCGTTCCACTCAAACGTGCGTAGCATCCATTGTCGGTAGTTCAGCGGGATGTCTGTCAGGCGTTCCCCCTTGTATTTGCCGAATGGCATAATCTCAATGGGCTGTGCCGCCTGTGCGTCTATCTGTGCCGTGTCCTCCCTTATTACCTTGCCGATGTCGGTTATGGGTATGCCGCTCAACAGCCGCCCGCCCGAGCCGAACATCCGCCATATCTTGCCTTTCTCGAAAGTGATGTCCTCGACACGCCCGAAGCGGGACACATTGCCGCCCAAGTCGATAATCAGGGCATCCTCCTTGTCCTTGTCGATACGGGTTGCCCGTCCGATAATCTGATAGTACAGGGCTATGGAAGCTGTCGATATTCCGAGAATGATACAGTCAATGCCTGTATAGTCGAAACCTGTCGAAAGCACCCGCACGTTAAAAATTACCCTGATTCTGCCCGCTTTGAACTCGTTGATAATGTTTTCCCTCTCTGCGGGCTTCATATCGCCGTAAATCACAGCAGAACCCGTGTAGCGGCGTGATAGGTCGATAGCGTCCTGTACCGAGGGACAGAACACGAGGATATGCTGCCTGTCCGTGTGCTTGTCGAGGGCTTCGATTATGCCCTGTTCCCCTCCGTTGGCTTCATAAGCCCTCAAAACGCTGTCCTCCGTGAACTCCGATTTCGAGGTGTTGTAAACCAACATACTGCTGTCGAAGTCGGCGGCTTCGTATCGAAGCTTGCTCCAAAAACCAAGCTGTACCATTTCAGATACCTGTCCGACGTGAATAATGTCTTTGTAGAAATTGCCTTTCTTGCTGCGTGATGTCAGCATAACGAGCTTTGAGAATGTGCCGCCGTCCTGATCATAGTTCTGTTGGAGCTTTACAGGCGTTGCGGTTATACCGAGGACGTGTGTTATCCCGCTGTCAGCGAGGAAACGTCCTAACATACTGTCAGCCTCACGGGGGTACAGGTGTGCCTCGTCGATAAGTACTTTCGTGAAGCCCATTTCCTTGAAACGCTCGCCGAGGTTCTTTATCGAGCCGATTGTGGCGTATGTTATCTGTGCTATTTCCTTTCGCCCGAATGATGCCGAGTAGATGCCCGCATTCGAGGCGAACCCGTCGCAGAGGGCGTAGTATTTCCTGATGTTCTGCTCCAGCAGCTCCTTTGAGGGTTGAAGCACCAAAAGCCTGTCGTTGCAGTTCAGGGCGACGTAGGCTGTCAGGATTGATTTACCCCAAGCGGTCGGAAGCACTATCAAGCTCGGCTTGGGCTTCTTCTCGTTGAAGTACTCAATGGCTTTCTGTATCGGGGCGGTTTGATTTGACCGTAATTGTATCATTGCTGCTTAAAAAGAAAGCCGCACGTAGGGCTAACCACGCATAACAGTTGCGTCGGGCTTCCTTTCGGAGCAGCCCACCCGTGTGCGGCTTGTATATGTTGTTCAATGATAAATCTCATATCTGTTCTTTTGGTTATTGCAAATATAAAGCGATTATAAAATAATCACTTTGAAATCCGAGATTTTTTTAATTTTTCAGGTAATTCAGATGCCGAAAATGATGTCTTCTTCATCAACTCCCTACGGAGTATCTTCGCTCGGCGGCATAGGTTGAACACCCGTGTATTGCGGCTGCTCACGTCCTTGTTGGTCTCACACATGTAGTCGATGTAGCGGATAATCTCGTCACGCTGTTGGTTAGATATTGCAATCATTTTCGCTCTGTTTTACGGGTTATTTCAACAGGAAGCGTCGAGCCCCTGTAACGGTCTTTGTAAACTCTCTCGCAAGGTCAGGATGTGCGGCTTGGAAAGCCTTTGCGTCGAACTTCTCACTGTCTTTCGGGGCTTTCCATGTAGCGATAGTCTGTCCCCCGTAGCTGATAGCCTCTGCGTCACCGAAACCGAGCTTAATGCGTCCCTCCAATTCCTCCTTGCGTTCTTCGAGGCGGGAGAGTTCTTCTTTTACCCCTTTCAGTTGATTGTAGGCTTCAAAGATTTCCTCCGTCACTTCGAGAACCTTGCCCGCTGTGTGGCGGTTGTATTTCAGGAGAACGTCCTGTACCGATACTGCGGATGGCTCCTGCCTGCCGAGGATGCTGTCCGTCCAAAATTTATCAACTTCTTCAACGAGCCAAGCGTAGAAGTCAGGAACGAGGGCGAGGTCTTTATAGCCGAACTCCCTGCCCTGTGTGAGCCAAGCGATACTGCCCTGTGTGAGTTCCGCTCCTCCGAGCTGATACTGAACCTGACAGAACCAATGCTTCGGGAGGTCGTCCCCGTCAATAGCTTTCTGTGTTGTCTTACACTCCAAAATGCCCTTGTTTTGGTCGTTGTGCTTCATACCCTCCAACCAATATGTACGGTCGGGAGAAACCTGTATAAACTGTTTCTCGTTGTTGCGGATAATCCAATCCCCGACAGAGCGTTTGATAACCTCACGTCCTGTTGCGTCCTGCCAAAACTGCGATACCGCATCTTCGAGGTAGTGTCCCGCTTTCATCGCAAAGGTTTCTTCTTTCGGAGCATCAAGCCCGATTTTACGTCTCCAAAGTTGATAAGGGGTTTCCCACGGGTTAAGCCCTACGATTGTGGCTACTTCGCTGCTGCCGATACCTGATTTTCTGAACTCCAGCCACTCGGCTCTGTCTTTCGGTCTGATAACTGTTACGCTCATTGCTTTTCCTCCTGTGCTTTTTCGTTGTTGTTTACCTTTTCAAACATCCCCTCGATAGTTGCTTCAAAATCTAATTCCTGAACTGCCTTTCGGATTATTAGAGCAAGCATCTTGTCATTCTTCAAGGCGTTTTTTATCATTAAGACAAGGTTTTCTCTTGTTCCAACCATACCTTGTGAGGAATTGTAAACCCCTTCGTTTTCATTACGTTCAACGATAACGCAGAGCATTGCTCTATTCTCTTTGTCTTGCTCCTGCCATTTGGCTAAAGCCTGTAAAAGTTCTTTTCTATCCATTTTGCTGTTTATTTACGGTTATTGAAAATGGGAGAGCCGAAGCCCTCCCGATTGAATGTCTCTATTTGCGTATCAGGTAGAAGTCTGCCCATAAGTCGATGAACTGATTACCGCAGTAAACGGCGAGCGTGTCGCTCTTTAAGCAAAGGCGAGAGCCGAAGTGCCGAGAGCCGAAGTGCGCATTCGTACCCGAGGGGGCGTTAGACGAGAACGCACAGGCGAAGCCCGCATAGCCTGTCTGATAGTCGCCTGTTCTCATCATTCGGAGGTCTTGGCGTTCCTCCTCGTCCATACGGTCGATTTCCTCCTGTGTGTAAAGCCAGAACCACGGATAATACCGCCACTCATCCTCTGTAAACGGTTTCCAGCCCTCGTTCAATGCGGCGCAGATGATACGGAGTTTGAGGTATGCGGAAAAGTCTCTTGTATCTGCGTTATCATTCCAACCGCCCTCTGCGTTGTAGTTGAATTCATATTGTAAAACAAGAGGATGATTTGTTCCCAACTCCCTGCAAGCGTCCTCAAAAGTCTTTATGCGCTCCGTTACGGGGCGATTGTCGGCTTGTTTTGTTTCCACTGCTTCTCCATACAGAGTGCGAAGTAAAGTTTGAATCTCGGGGCTGTTTTCAGCCTGTTTGAAAGCCTCCTGTACCTGTTCGAGGCTCGGTTGTCTTAATTCTTCCATTTTGTTGCTTTTTTAGATGATTATTTATCTTGTTTAATTTCTCCTGTTTCGGGGTCAACATTCGCAGGAACAGCTCCTGTCGCCTGTGCCATAGCTGCGGCGGCTTTAGCCTGTGCGGTGGTTGCTTTCTTGTTGGCTGCTTTCTCCTCTTTCGCTTCGAGGGCTGGTTTAACGAATGTTTCCTGTATGGTTGTCGTTCCCTCGTTTATCGCATTGAGGGTTGCCCTTAACTCAAAGAGGCGTTCCTTGTCGATTTCAGCTATGCTCTTAATTCCGAGATAATCACACAGCATTTTCTCCGATACACCTCGTTTGGCGTAGTTCGCTATGCAATTCTGTCGTGCTGTCTCAACGTCAATGGATTGTCCGAGAGCAACCTGTCTTACCTCGTTGATAACACGCTTTGTTATGGCTTTCGGAATAACCGATAAAACAGCGTTCCTATAAGCGATTGATGAAGCTGCGTTTCCAGTTACCACTTGCATATCTTCGCTGAATGTACGCCCGTTTCTGTCCGTTATACGGCGTTTTACTTCCTTGCTCACGGCATAGTTGGTTTCAAGGTCGTGGCAGATAGCCTGTGCAGTTATCATACGCCCGTCGTTCCCGATGATGCGTGTCTGTACTCGGAGGTTGCCCCAAGCTCCAGCGATGATTTCTGCCATACGAACGGATAGCCCCTCGATGACGTTGTCCTGTCCGTTGCTTCCTTTCCTGCGGAGAACATAGAAACAGTCCTCTGCGGTTTCCCTGTCCATTGTTGCATACGTCGCTATTTTGTTGAGAGCGGCGTTAATGTCACGTGGGTACTGTTTAGCGGTTGCGATCTGGATGTCAACTTCCGCACGGTTGATAGCTTGAAGCATATCAGCCTGTTTGATTTCGATAATTTCAGTCTGCATATCTGTTATTATTGATTATTGCCCTCTGACAGCTTCGGGCTTTGCTTTTCGTGATAGTAAACTTTGTATTTCCGTCCGTCGGGGGCTGTTTCCCAATAGTCCTTGATGTGGAAGCCCTCATCACGGAGCGTCGATACGATTTTTCGGAAATCAACGGTGTGTCCGATTTGGTTGCCTGTGTACGTTGTCAGGCGGTCGCCCCGTTCAAATGCCGCCTTGATAAGCTGCTTGGGCGATTTGAGTTGTTGGGGATTGCTCATTGCGATTATTTTTTATGGGTTGATACATACGTTGCCGCCTTGCTTTCAATCTCCTTGTCGGTCTTTACCTGACGCTCCAAGAGCCAGTCTTCGAGTTCGCTTTTCTTGAAGAATAGCTTGCGGTTCTTCTTGTAGTGGGGGATTGCTTTCCTGCTTGTCAGGTTGTAGATATGGCTCTCACTGTACCCCGTGAATACTGCCGCTTCCGAAAGGCTGAGAACCGTTTTCGAGCTGATGATAGCCAGCTGCTCGATGCGGTCGAGCTTGTTGCTTATATCCTGCATATCGTTCATATCTCGTCCTCCTCAATTTCTTCGTAAATCTTCGTTGGCAGAAGCCCTGCTCGGTGTAACCTTTTACCGATGTAGAAGCACAGGGCAAGAACAGCCATAGCCACCATTTTATACAGGAAGAATTTGCCGAGAGGCATTTCGTCACTCTCTCCTGCCAGCACCATAAATGCGAGAACGCCCACGATGCCGAGTGCGTAGAACAGCACCCATTTTCCGAGTTCAGTATATTTCCTTTTCATAATCCAACTGTCTTATTCCGATTCGTATGATTTCCTGATAGCGGGTCAACAGTTTTGTCAGCCGCCTGTTCTCCGAGTTGAGCGTCTTGTTGGCTCGTTCCAGTTCCTTGATGTACCGCTCGTCTGTATGTCCGTTGCGGCATACAGTAACCTCCACTCGCCCAATGTCAGGCAGGAGTTCTTCGGCAATGCTTACCTCTACGGAAACCTTGTTTCCTGTGCTTGCCCTCCTTGAAGCCCTGCGCTCCCAATATCCGTCCATATATTTTTTGTTATACAGATACTTCTCGTGGGCTGCTTTGGGGCTTAACTTCTTGCTCATATCTTGCCCTCCCTCTTTAAGCGTTCTTCGACCCGCTGGCGAATGACGTAGATAGTTCCCGCCGAATGGATGTCGTACTTCTTCATCAAGTGTTCAGTAACGAGCGTCTTGCTTTGTCCCTCAATGGCAATAAGCTCGTTATACTCGTTGTATATTGCCAAATCCCTCGCTTCCCGTTTGGCTTTGCAATCCGTTTTGAATAACATAGATTCCATAATTCTTGATTTTATTTCGTTTTTACTTATTGGTTTATTTCCGATTTTATTTATTATTTCATATATTTGTAGCGATATTTAATTGTATTACGGTGCAAATATAAACAAAGTTTCGATATTTAAACCGAAAATCGAAATATTTTTTCGGAAATAATTTAAGAAATTCTATATATGACTGATATTCAACGTATTAAAAAGGTATTAAATTGGCTAATATTTCAAGAGGTCGCCGATAGTGAAAAGGCGTTGGCAGACCTTCTTGGATATACAAAATCCTCATTTTCACAGATTATAAACGGCAGGGTGCCAATCTCTGAAAAGTTTGTCAAGAAGCTGTGTGGACTTGATGAAAATATAAACGAAGTTTGGGTTTTGAGGGACGAGGGGACGATGTTCAAGAATAGCCCAAACGGTTTACAGACGGTGGAGATAGACCGTGATGCATGGAAAGTCATACAGCTGCAGGCGGAAAGCCTTGCCGCCCGAGACAAGCAGATAGAGGAATTGGTTGGATTGCTTAAAGATCAAATTCGAGAAAGCAAAAAAACGGGTGTCCCGACGGGCGACATTGCCACCTCTGCCGTTGCAGGCTGACACCGTTTGGAAAAACTCCATTATTTTGATAGGATATGAAAGATAGGCTACAACAGATACTCGATTATAAGACGGGAGGCAAGCAAACGCCATTTGCAAAGATGCTCGGCTGGACACCCCAATACCTTGCTAAATTGCTGCGTGGGGACAATTTCGGCATCCAGCCCGTCATAACGCTGTTATCGACATTCCCCGAGATAAACGCCCGCTGGCTGTTGCTCGGGGACGGACAAATGCTGTCCGCTGACACCTACACAGGCATTCGGCAGGAAATGTATGCCCACATTCAGGGTGTACTTGAATTGGAGAAATATCTGCCGTATATGGAACCTGACGAGTTGCACGAGTTTGAGCAGGCGGTAATCAAGGGAAGAATGCCCGTTTTTAGCCCCGACACGGTTGCCAAATGGCAAGGGCGGGCAAGTGAGCGAGAAAATGAATTGAACGTGAAATTCGCCGCCGCAAGCGGCAAATCGGATATGTTATGCAATCAGAAGAGGGCGCAAAAATAACAAAGCGGTTTTTCGAGGCTCTTTACGAGTTGAAAAACCGCCGTATAATACGAGGCAAACAAACATTTACCGACCGTTACGGTATAAACCGCTGGAATTTGAACGCCCTTGAAAAAGGACAGGGTACACAGAACAGCGTACAGTTGGATTGGCTGACATACCTTGTGCGGGATTACGGTATTTCAGGGCGTTGGCTTCTGACGGGGGAGGGCGAAATGTTTGCCCGTACCTCCCCGAAAGACAATGGTAAATAGGCTATTCCAGCATTATGTTCGGTATGCGCTGTACCGCCGCCTGTTTGTTCTTATCCATAACCTTTGCGTATATCTGCGTCGTGGAAAGCTCTCTATGTCCTAGCAGCTTGCTCACGGTATAGATGTCCGTTCCCAAATCCAGCATCATCACGGCGAATGTGTGCCGCCCGCAGTGGAACGTAATTTTCTTGTCTATACCAGCCCGCAGTACCCAGTTTTGTATGGTCTTGTTAGTGCAGTCGGGTGTGAAAACGTCCGTGAAGATGTAATCCTCATTCTTGCCACGCTCTCCCATAATGTCAGCCGCCTGTTCCGTGATATCGAGGTATTCCTGTCCTTTGGTTTTCTTCTGCCGAAAGATAATACGGGTAAAATCCCCTTGTCTGAACACGTCGCCCCATTTGAGCCGCAGGATGTCGCTGCGTCGCAGTCCTGTCAGGCAGGAGAACAGGAACGCACGACGGACACCGTCATAGTCGCAAGGGGTGTTCACGAGCTTTTTCAGTTCTTCGAGTGTCAGGTACATTCGTGTTCCTTCTTCTGCCTTGAATCCGTCAATGCCACGGCAGGGATTGACGGCAATTATACGATCATCAAATGCTTGGTTCAGGCAAGCCCGCAGTTTGTTGAAATAGCTCACTTTTGAATTGCGGGACAGCAAATGTTCCTTTTCCCTGTGCCGTTTGTCGTGCGCCCAAGCGACAGCCCTATTTTCGAGGTAATCCTTGAACCCCTGCACCCATTCGGGCGTTATGTCGGCAAATGTGATTTTCTCCCGCTTTTCATATATGCGCAGGTGGTGGAGGCACGAATACCAATTTCCCCAATTGCCCCTGCTTTCTTCCCCGAGCCGTTTTTCGCATAGAGATTTGTAGTAGTCGAAAAACAGGGTTTCGGTGGCGAACACGTTTTTGAACCCGAACTCGCCGTTGCGAAGTTCGACAACCCTTTTCGACTTGATAGCTTCCGCCAGCTGGAGCGTCTCTCGGTTCTTGTCCTTGTCAGCCCGTGTCCGTTCAGGTATCAGGTACAATTTCAGATACTCGTATGTCCGTTCCCCGTTCAGGTAGATGTCGAGGTATAGCGATGTGTTCCCAGACTTGGTCTTGCGCCTCCGTAGTTTGATTGGCTCTTTTGAATTTCCCATATTTTTGTTGCTTTTGTTGCTTCATTGTTTCCGAGCAACAAAAGTACAACAAAATTACAGTAAATCGGGAGTAACTTAAAACAAATAACCTTAAAATTTCAATCGGCTTAAATCATTGAATAGTAGCGAGATATTTACTTCTTTTTACTCCCAATTTACTCCGAGTTACTTTGTCGTTTTTGTCGTCTATTTTCCGATGCAAAACTTGCTAAAAATATTTCCTAAAATTTCGTCGGTAGAGATTTGTCCTGTGATTTCGCCGAGGTAGTGCATGCACTCCCGGATGTCCTGCGACAAGAAGTCTCCGGACAGGTTGGATGCAAGACCATCTTGTACGCGGATAATGGCATTGTGGGCATGGTGCAGGGCTTCATAGTGACGTGCGTTCGTGACGATAATGTCATTATCGCCGGTTTCCGGCAGTTGCGCAGCCGTTATCAATTGCGATTCCAGCTCGGCAATTCCGGTTTGTTTTGCTGCGCTTAGGAACAGGTGTTGTGCCGAAGCATGCGCATCTTTGATCGTATCGAAAAATTGTTCCCATTGTTGTCGTACAGTAGTGTCGATCTTGTCTTGTTTGTTGAATGCTATGATCAGTTGTTTCCCCGCACAGAGGGGCAGGATGCGTCCGGCTAATGCAGTGGCTTCGGATGTTGTTTGGGTGGTATCTATCAGCCAGATTACGATCGATGCCTGTTCCAGTTTTAGGAATGTG